CCGAACATATCACACCTCACCTAGAGTGACCCCGACCGCCTTGCTGCACCGTAACTCTCCACGACCAACCATGTCTTACCGGACCCCGACCGCCAAACCAAAACGGGCCATGCCTGTGCCGCGCCCCAACTCAACGAACCCGTCCAAACCGGACCGTGCCCCGACCGCCTGAACAAACCGCAACCTACCCGACCAAAACGCACCGTGCCCCGACCGCCTGAACATACCGCAACAAACCGCAACAGATCTAACCGGATCTCGCCCCGACCGCCTTAACAAACCTCACCTCGTCCGACCTTACCTCGCCTTAACGTAACAAACGTGGACCCGCCTGAACTTGACCGCCTGACCCAACCGGACCGTACCCCGCCCTAACCGAACGTGCTCGACCGCGCCTCACCCAGACCGTGTAACCTTGACCAAATGGATGGGGGCACTCGGCCCCCGATCCGTTGTTATTATTAATTCTAGTATTATTCCGCTGCAACGAGAGTAACATCCCGACGGGATCTTTCCTCCGCCATGAACTGCATAAGCTCCGCCGTCTGGTCGTCAGCATACTCTGGATTGTCCAACGCATCCTGCTGAACATCTCGACCCTCCAACATCAACTCATCCCACTCCTCTTGGAACGAACCCATGCTGTCCTCAGTCAATACTTGGAACGTGCCAAACGATCCTCGGCCCTTCTCCTGTCGGAAATCCCCTATCCCAACAATCGATCCCGCGTTCGTCAACAACGACACAATCGAATACGCAGACAACGTCGGCTGCACATACGCAATGTCAACCTCCGCACACCAACGTGGCAAGTACGCACGGGTCCGCATGTCTGGCGTCTTGTTCATGTCCGCAGACCGAACCATGTCAATCTTCAACTGAGGCTTGCCCCAAATCTGAACGTGCGTCTGTGGCAAAAAGATCAAACGCTGCACACTCGTCTTCGTAATACCGTCAGTCTCCAATGCAGCAGTCGCCATCGCACCCTTGACACCAGGTGCAGGGAAACAAAGTAACGTCTCCCCAAACGGCTTCTTGTACACCGAATCTCGGTACTCCTGCTCTGGATTGTGCTTGATCTCCTTGCGCTGCGCAGCAGTCTTCTTGCCGCCACCAATCAACAGATCACGCATAGCCTTCGAACTCATGCTGTTAAAGTACATTGGGGTCGTGCCCATCATGCGTAGCTTTACGCGACCCTGCTTCAACGGTTGAATTTCCAATGCCGCTTCTTGTGGTGCTTTCTTCGTTGCCATGATATTTTCTCCTTACTTGGCTTCTAGTTGAAAGTAATTGTTTGTTGCATGCGGACCACCCGCATGTCAACCCCTTATTGTAGCTCTTTCCAAACTACACCTATGACATGCATCGGATTCAAAAAGATCACTGACCCATCATCCAACTCTATCATAACCCCATTGCTCAGACTAAAGTCCCATTCCTTCACGTTGTCATACGCAATGTTCCCCTGCTCCGATACACTCGGAAGCAATAGTACCTCTAACCTATGCGTCATCTGCACACTCCTCGCAAATATAAGCATCGTGACCCATTCCAAGCGTCACAACCTCGCCGCAATCACACAACCGCGACACCTTACCATCACCGTCACAGGTCGGGCATACTTCCTCAACCTCGTCCAGATAGCCAATGTCACGGCTGAAACTTTGAGGTCGGGCCACCTCGTAATAGACACGGCCCACCCCATCACACTCGGAACACTTGTCAAGGATCGGTGTCTCCATCTCCTCGATCAACAGGTTCTTAATCTTGCCCATCACGCTGCCTCCTCGAACTTGGGCAGCACCTCGTTGCGAAACTTGTCCGCCATCTGCACATAGAAACACCCGAACTCTGCATCCATAACCTCGGACAACTTTCCGCCGTTCGCATCCACAAACTCCCGCGCCCACATATGTACATGGTGCAAGATAAAGTTTTCCAACTGCTCTTGGTTCAACGGTAAACTAGGCATCCTCTTTCCTCCTGATTAAAATCTCCCTGACATCACAATCGTAAGTGATCACGACCTCATCGCCAACACGCAACTTGCTGTTCACAATCTCCGCTCCAACGATGTCAACTATCGGGCGGTCACCCTTCCCCGATACCTTGCGCTTGCCAGTGCCCTCTTCGTTCTGAACCAACAACATACCACCATCACGCAGCGGTAATTGAATTACGTTATACCGAACGCCGCGCTCGTAACCCGCCTCGACCAACCGCTTGCCCTCCAACCAAATGCGAGGGCGACCACGGTTCGCTCGGATCGTATACTCCTGCAACAAGATCATGCCAAAGCCCCCCACTGCATAGCCATCGCATCAGCAATGCCTCTGTAAAACTTAGAACGCAGCTTCCAACGATCCGCACTCGGCGGTAACTTGTGACACTCATCACGCGCCGTCGATCCATCCAAACTCCCAGTGCGTACCAACTTCGGTAAATTACGCAGCCACAAACATGTCCGCTTCTTCACATTGTCCGCACAATCATCCGACTGAGCAAACTCCCAAGGCTGTACGCTCTGAGCAAACGGCTCATAGTTCTTGATCCGAACCTTCGCATGCTTGTGCATCACAGGATTCTCAACCGCAACCATCGGTATATGCTCCACGTTCCACACATCAGAAAACAATGCAGCACCCTCATCCAACTCACGCCACATCTCCTCCAACGTCCGATTGGGCGGAGCCTTGTGCAACCAACGCACACCACTGTTGCACAACCTCGTGCAAGGCGGATGCATCACAGCCAATAAATCCCAGTCATCACGCATCACGTTCCGAATGTCATCCTGTATGTGACGATTGGTAGGCGTGTCAGATGGTAGAATATCACAGGACCACGCATCATGGCCCATTCTCAAAAATGCATCGCGCACTGTGCCCGATGTCTCACAACCAATTAATACTTTCATAGATCTTTCCTTCTCTACTTGTTGATAGCTTGTAAGTTAATGGGCCTCGGTCCTCTTGTCAAGTGGGGGGCTGAAAACAGGTGATTACATATATACGCTCTGAGCTAGGTTTTTTAAAAAAATATTTTTTTCAATCCAAATCTAGTGTATTCACCGTAATAAGTGTAATCACCCCTTGAAAACATTGGAAAAACTGCCCTGAGATGATTACAAAGTGATTACATTGATTACACTTTTGTGGGAAAATCGCCTATAGTAGAGTTGCACTGGGCGCATGAGCCTCTTTGGAAATGCATAGCTCCACCTGTCTATTGAAAACATCTCAGCCTTGGTTTAACTTGTGACCAGAACACAACGAGGCAAACATGGCATCCCTTGAAAAGAAAATTGAACAAGAACATGGTCGCCAACTGACCAACCGACAGAAAACTTTTGCTCGACATGTAGTCGAAGGCATCTACTCGAATGCTGAATGTGCGAGGAAGGCAGGGTTCTCTGCTGAAGCCGCTAACGTATCGGCATCCAAACTTTTGAATGGTCGTGATTACCCTCACGTTCTGGAATACATACAAGAACTTCGAGAAGAAAGAGAACGGCGGTATGGTGTGACAACCATCGGACAGCTTGAACGTTTGCATAAACTTTCGCTTGGTGCAGAAGATGCAGGACAATTTTCTGCGGCTATCAATGCCGAAAAGATCCGCTCCGCTTTGGGTGGGTTGACCGTTGATCGAAGAGAAAACATAAACACCATAGATCAAATGTCGCGGGATGAGATAACCGCTCGACTGGCTGCATTGCAGAAGCAATATCCACAAGCCTTCGTGATCGAAGGTACAGCAAAGGATATTACACCAGATGAGCAAGGGACCAGAGGCGAACTTTTGGCAATCGATCAGGACGAACCTACCGAAGAAGTGCTTCGCGACGAGGATTGAAAACAAGCACGGCGGAGGTGTACCTGATGTCCATATCGTATGGGACGGCATACCCTTTTGGATAGAATTGAAGGTAGCAAAATCCAATAAGGTAAATATCTCTCCTCATCAAGTCGCTTGGAATATGGCATATTGGGCTCGCGGTGGCCTGAATTTTTACTTAGTAAAGAGGGCCTCTACCCAAGAGATACTTTTATTTGGGGGAAATCAGGGGCCCGAGGTCCGAGATCAGGGGTGTCTTGCGCCCTGCGCCCTGCGCGCTGGCTCTGTTCCTGACTTGTTCTGCGCCCTGCGCCCTGTTTTACTGGGTTTGTTGCGCCCTAACCATGGCCCGAGGGCCGTTGGCGAATAAAAAAGGGGGCCGTGGCCCCCTGGTCTTTATGACATTAGTATTTCTTTTACTTCGGTGCCCGTTAATCCGACCATACCCGCCAGAGTTAGGATTGTTAGGTTAGGGTTCTGGTCGTAGTAGTCTCGGATCTCTTGATCCGTCCATTGCCAGGCGGGTTTCGGTGTGGCAACTACACCGTCTCCGATGTAGATGCCTGTGTTCCAGTCTGGTTTTACTTGCGGTGTCTTTGCCATTTTTAATGCTCCACGATTGCGATTGATTTTGCTAGGCTCGAGCCCTTGCATAATTTGCAAGCGGTGCATTGAGCGCGGCGCCCTGCTTCTTTTGATGCAGGGCAAAGGGCCTCGTTCGCCTTGTCTAGGTCGCCTAGATCCGCGATGACTCGGAATGTCCGGTGTCCTTGCTTCCAATGCGCGACCGCTTGCGCGTGTGAGTCTGCGCTTTGCATTGCGATGTCGGGGCGGAATCCGGATTGGTGGCTATAAGCGGTCCAAGTGTCCGCTTCACTTAGAAGCTCGTCCCACACTTCGGACGGGACGGCGGCGGGATCTCCGTATGTCCCGACGCGAACGAAACGACCGCGGCCCATGACCCGAGCGGGCCCGTCTTTATATACGCCGCGCAAGTATGCTTTGAAAACAATCAAAACGCCTTGCCCTAAGTTAACATAACAGCGCCGTCCCTTGGCTTGCTTGCGCTGCGGATCCGTTGTGACCTCGCCGCGCATGGTACAGTCGCCGCAAATTGAGAAGTCTTCGCCCGTTTTGCTGGCCTCGAGTGGGTTGATATCGCTGCGCAATATGTAGGTTTGCACGACCTTTCCCGTTTTGGGGTTGCGGTTTGAGTAGGTCGCGATGACCACGATAGGCTTTCCATCCAAGAGGCTTGGCCCGTTGTAGATGATAGCGTGTTGCATTGTTTTTCCTTTCTAGTTAACGATTTGATATTAACAGATTGTGAGCGGGGCACAAGTTTTATTTGTTCTGCGCCTTGCGCGCTGGCCTTGCGCGCTGGCCTTGCGCCTTGCGCCTTGCGCCTTGCGCCTGGACAAATAAAAGAGGGGCCTTGCGGCCCCCTGGTTTACCATTCTTTGAAGTAATCCTGGTCTTTGTATGCTTTGAGATAGGCTTCGATCTGCGCCCTGGTCATGTTTTCTTTCTCGACCCGCTTGCCTTTGTAAGTTCCGTCGGGCCAGTAATGCGGATCGATTGCCCTGCCATAGTAGGCATCGGCCCCGCCTCTATCTTCTGGTGATCCATGTATCATAATAAAAATCGGGGGGCCAAGCCCCCCGCCTCCTTAATCCATAAGTTCGTAGCTGATTGATGACTGCACATCCTCGAGGATCTGGCGGCGAACTGTTTCCATTTTGGTGCGGATCGAACTATCCTCTGGCAGTTCGCGGATGACTGAACCAAGTTCACCAAGATCCAAGCGGATTTCTGCTTCAAGACGGGTGTGTGTAATATAACCTTTTTTCATGGTCTTTCCTTTCTGGTTAACTAGGCTTGATTGCCTATGACTGATGGTCGCATACTGCACACAAGTTGTCAACAATTAATTGCCACTCGGTAATGATTGCCAAGTGGCAACGGTCCTGCGCCTTGCGCCTTGCGGCCTGCGCCTTGAACGCCAAAGGCCCAGGCGCTTGCGCACCTGGGCCTGAAGGAAAGACAGCCCATTATCCCAAGGGCCAGGGGATTAGTTTAACGCTCGATGATCCATGCACCGATGCAGGCGATGATGATAAATCCGCATAAGAATATTAGAATAGCCATGGTCTTTCCTTTCTAATGAAAAGCCCAGGCGCGTAGACTTCCATCTATCGCAGCGCCTGGGCGGGGTTAGTTATACGCTGTATTCGTCGCGCCATTCAGGTTCGGCATCCACAAGGATCCCGTTCTGAGTGACTTCGGCAGCGTAACCATCGCCAAGCTCGTCAGTCACCCATGGCGATGATGTAGCTAGGAACCAACGCGCATAAGGATCTTTGCGCTCGGCATCGGAATGTTTGTATGTTTTTAATACTTTCCAGATCCAGCCAGTGCGCGGATCAGTGTATACCGCGTATGGGTTATCAGCTTTACGTGTTTTTCCAAATGATGTTCTAGGCATGTTCTTTCCTTTCTTGTTGAACAAATAAATTATGCCCCACTTTAAAGCGGGGCACAAGTATTTATTTTAGTTTATCGAACTCAGCGATCAGCTGATCATACATTTTCGCGGCTTCTTCGTTACGTCCCGCGTGTAGCATCATGAACATGAACTCTAACTTGAACTTGAGCTTGTTGCCTGTTGAGTGTTTCGACTTATCGACGACTTTGTTGTATGATTCAGTGTCTGTTTGTGATGCAAGTTTTTCCATTGTCTTTCCTTTCTGGTTGATGGTGGGGGCCGAAGCCCCCAGTTGATTAGATCCAAGAGAAGCGTTTCTGGATATGTTCCTTGCGGATATGTTCCTTGATGGTCACTTCCTTGAACTGTGCGAAGCCTTCCTCTACTGCTAATTCGCGGCGTGATTGCTTCAGAATCTTGAGCTCTTTCTCGATCAGGTCGATCATCTCGAGCTCGGCGATAAGATCCGCTTTGAAATCATCGCCTTCGCTTTGGCTTTCGATAATTGAGCGGACCATAAGATTGATAAACATTGTCTTTCCTTTCTGGTTAAGTGGCCCCTCCCATCGAAGGGCCATAACAAAGTTATGGGGCCTAGAATTGAGAATGTCAACAGGCAGAACACAATTAATTGCAAGTTTTTTAAATTAATTTCCAGATAATGACAGCAGCTGAACGCTGCAATGCAGCACGATTGGGGGTTACTTTGCCGCATCGCAGCGACCCGCAGCGCGACCCGCGACCCCCGCACCCCCCGTTTCGGGGGGTACAGCCGCTGTATGCGTGTTATATACATGGTTTCATAAATTCATTCGGGGGTAATTCCATTGCACTTGTATGTAGACCACAAGCCCAGAAAAAATCGCCACTATATTTTCATTTGGGGTTGGTATAAACTGTTGCCAACAACCGAGGAGCGAGGTCCATGTCTTTTGCACAGATAAATCGGATGGGTGGTTTGATGGCTGCGCCCCAGCGGCCTGCGAATCCGTTTGCGGACAATGCGGATTATTTAGCTTTGCAGGAGTATCAGCAGAGTTTGGGTCCGACGGAGGAGGAGTTAGCGCGTCTTCGCGAATTGCAGACTGCGTTTACGTCTAGTGATGCGTATCAGAGTCATCAGCAGGAGCAGCGTCAGCGTCAGCAGATGATGGCGATGCAGCGTCAGCAGATGGGTGGTATTATGGGTATGGCCCCACATCAAATGCAGCAGCGTGTACCTATGATGCATCATCCGATGCAGGTTGGTGGTTATGGTGCTCCTGCTCCTCAGATGCAGATGGGTGGTAATTCTATGCAGATGTTGATGGCGTTATTGGCTCAAGTCTTTGGTGGGGGTGGAATGCGTCAGCAGATGGGTGGTGGTTATGGTTCTCAGCAGGCTTATGGTCAGATGCCTCAGAGGCAGTTTGGAGTGATGCCGAGTGTTGGTCAGGCTACTTTTGAGGGTCCGACGGCTAACCGTGGTGGATATATTAATCAGTTGACTGCGGCTCAACCTCAGAACAGGCAGCAGCAGGTTTATGCTCAACCGCAGCAGGCGAGTCCGTTTGGTGGTGCTGCTCGTGGGTATTACGCTTGACCGAGTACCGAGAAGCGCGGCCCGAGGATTTGGGTGGGATATTGGAGTTGTGTTGGGAGATGCACTCTGAGACGGATTATAGTAAGTTTGAGTTGGATCGGGGTCGTGCGGCGGAGTTTGTGGGTCGTATGATGGAAGATGGTTATGCTGGTATTGCGGTTGATGGTGGGGAGGTTGTTGGGATTTTTTTGGGTGGTGTGATGCCTTTTTGGTTTTCTGAGCAGTTACAGGGTTGTGAGTTGTTGTTTTATGTTCGGGAATCGTCGCGAGGTGGATTTGTTGGTAAACGTATGGTAGAAGGGTTTAAGGCTTGGTGTGAGTTGAGAGGTGCGGTACGCACTGTTTTGGCTATATCGAGTGGAGGCGACATAGATCGGAAGGGTAGATTTTTGGAGCGGATTGGGTTTGAGCCTATTGGTGGCTTATATGCGAGGGATTTGGTTTAATGGGTTTACCTGGTTTTATTATAGGCGCGGTCATCATTGGTAGCGGCGGTGGTGGTGGCGGCGGCGGTGGTGGTGGAGAGACTGCTCCACCGACGCCAGATGATTTTGCGACATGGAGTGCGGCGAACAAGCCTGACGCGGATTTTAATGACCAGTTTAGTAGTTATGTAAATTATTTAAACGAGGATCAGTTTGGTTTAACGGCAGAGGAGCGTGGTGCGTATATACCGGAGCATGTTGTTTCTGATTATACGCAGAAGATTCACGCTACTGAAGCGGACATGAAGAACGATGATCGTTCGTTTTATGACCAGCGTCTTCGTGAGGGTGTGACGGATTTTGACAGTTGGTTGTCTAATGAGAGCGATGATGTAAAGAACGCGGATTACGGATCTCAGTACCAGCGGTATAAGAACCAGACGAATGCGATATTGAATCAGCGGCCTGCTTGGATGGGTGAGGATGATTCTTCATATACGACGTTTAGTTCGTATGATCCAGGTTTGTTTGTTGCTGGTGAGGATTATGGGAATTTTGCTGGTTCGTATCGGAGTAGGGATGATGCGGATAGTGCGTTCAGGAATTACTATGCGGAGCAGATTGGGAATTTTGGTTACGGTAATCTGATTCAAGAGGACATGGACAACGCGGGTTATTTGTCTGCGTATAACGAGGCGAAGGCTCGGAATGAGTATGGTTCGTTGATCACGGATCTTGGTTATGGTTCCACTTATGATTCGAGCATGACCTCTGCTCAGTTGGAGGCGTTGTGGAATGATGTTCAGCAGCGTCATGAGTACAAGGGTTTGCTGGATGAGATGGGTTATGAGTATGATCCATCGGACGATGCGACGAGTTTGGGTTATTTGTATAATCAGGCTTTGGCGATTGAGGACACGAAGGCGAAGTTGGATGCTGCGCAGGACGCGTATAGTATTTTAGAGGGGACGTACAACACCACTGTGGGTGAGATGGGCGAGTTGCAGGGCGAGTTTGATACTTTGTTTGGTGACTATGGTTCGTTGACCACGGATTATGGAACGTTGCAGGATACTTATGACACGTTGAGTACGAATTACGGGACGTTAGAGGGGACGTACAAGGACACGAAGGACGCGTTGGATACGAAGGCTGGTGAGTATGACACGTTAAGTGGGTTGTATGATACTCTTACGTCTAATTACGGAACGATGACCACGGACTATAACACTGCGATTGGTAATTTGGGTACGTTGCAGGATAATTACGACCAGTTGGACAAGGATAAGACTGCGTTACAGGGGACGTATGACGAGTTATTTGGTGATTATGGTACGTTGTCCACGGACTATGACACGTTGAGCGATGATTTTGCCACGTTGACGAGTACGCAGGCGAAGACGTTGTCTGATTTGGAGGCGGAGCAGGCTACGGCGGCGGGTTTACGGACGCAGGCTCGTCAGAATGCGACGGTAAACTTTTTGACGGAGAGTGCGGCTGACAAGGAGGCTCGGATGGCGAGTGGATTTGAACCGCTTCAGCCTCCGGCGCAGCAGGAGTACACGCAGGCGATGGATGCGTTGGGTCAGACGGGTCTGGATCCGAATGCGTATGCGGCGGCTCCGATAGATTTCACGGGTGGGTTTGATCCGACTATCTTCCAGACTACTCCGATGGGCGGTCAGATGGGTCCTGATGCGTATGGTACGACGGATTACACGGATATATTTGCTGGACCTCAGATGGGGTTACAGCCTTTGGGTTTGGACGTTGCGCAGCCGTTCAACCCGTATTTTGAAGCATTGAACCAAGAGTACGGGGTAGACTTTGGTCTTCCGGCGATAGGGGGTCAGAAGAGATGAGCTTATTAGACGACATATCCATGGGCCTTGGGTTCAAGAAGCCGGACGACGCGTATCACGAGCGGACGGCGGCTACGATTGAGCGGACTCAGGGGTCGAGTGCGGCGGATAGATATCGCGATAGAAACCCGCCGTCGGGATCGGGATCGGGATCGGGTTCTACGGGATTGCCTGAAACGGCTA